ATTGGGCGTGATGCGCCGGAGGATGCCGTGATCTCGGTCTCGATGGTGCGGATCCGCTTCAAGAGGTCGTCCGCCGATCCGTATTCGACCGTCTTGCCGTCATAGCTGACCCGGAGCGTGCCGCTGGCATAGGCGCGCTTCAGCGCATCGAGTTCGTCGGTCGTCCAGGCCATGACATATCCTCAGAACCATCTGCCGCGTGGGCCGAGCCAGTCGCTCTGCCGCTTGGTTGATGGCGGGGTTGGGCGGGCGAGACGCCCGGCTTCGATGTTCGAGTGCGTGTGGTCAGTGTCCGCAGGCTGGGGGCCGACCTGATCTTCGAGATCGCGCCACCTGTCCTCGGACCAGCGATCGGCTCCGGCGATCCAGACTGCGGCGCGGGCATAGACCCGGCAGTCCAGCGCCTCGTTTCGTTCGCGCACCTTCTGCCATTCGAGCTTCTGGAAGCCGCGCTTGGTGGTGACGGTCACGAGATGCTCGGCGACGAGCTGCTTCACCCATTCGGCGTCGACGCCCTGGGGCAAGTGTACAAGTCCGGCCGGGCCCTGCGCTCCATCCGCCGCGTCCTCGTCGGTGGGCTTCGACAACCGCAGAAAACGATAGGTCTCGGCCTTGAAGGTGGAAACCGCGATTGTCCAGAGCCGCGCGCCGCGGCGGATTTTCCGGCCGCCTTCCGTCGCATCGACGAAGGACGGGCCAGTCACCGGCGCTGCGCGATTGAAGCCTTCGACACCCTTGATGGGAATGACCTGCGCAAAGCCCTGCTGGCGCGCCCATGCATAGACGGCGGGCGCTTCGAAGCCCGTGTCGATCGCCAGTTTCGACAGGCTCAGGCGAACGCCATGGGCGTGCGGCCAGGTCTGGCCAAGGAGATCCGTCAATGCGGCCCAAGCCTCGGCACTGTCCGGGCCGCCGGGAATGACGATATGGTCGACGAGCCAGCTCTCGAGCCCGCGACCCCAGGCCCAGATCGAGATTTCGATGCGATCCTTCTGGATGTCGGCGCCGGCCGTGAGAAACAGACCGCCGCTCGGCACCGTGCCGATGCGCCATGGCTCACGCCGCTCGTAGAGCCGCTGCCAGTCCGGCGCTTCGCCGGTCTCGATCCAGGTCTCGCCCAGAACGCCGTTCTTGAAGCTGCGCTTGGCCTCGTCGCTCGTCTGGGCGGCGTCCCACATCCGGGCGATGTCGGCCCATGAGAGCCAGCCGACCGGCGAATAGAGCCCGGAGAGGTGATAGCCGACTGTTCCCGAATGCGCATCGTCGCGCGTCGGTCGCCATTCGCCGGACATCATCAGGGCCGTCTTGTGATGCTCCTCGATCTGGCCATCACAAGCGTCGCAGGCATAGTGCGCCGTGTGCGGTTGACCCTTCTCCCAGCGCAGGCGTTCGAAGCGCAGCCACTGGCGGTGACCACAATGCGGACAAGCGACAAAGAAGCGCCGCTGGTCGCTCGCCTCGAACTCGCGCTCGATCCGCGACACGCCATGGATCGTCGGCGTCGAGGTGAGAAAGACCTTCGAGCGCCAGGAGAACGTGCGCGTGCGAGCCTCCGCGAGCGCGACCGGATCGCCTTCCTCGTCGGCGGACGGCGGATAGGCGTCGACCTCGTCGAGAAACAGGTATCGCGCCGGCATGGAGCGCAGACCGACCGCGCTGTTGGCGCCAGTGATGACCAGAAGCCCGGCCGGGAATTCCTTCGACAGAACCGTATTGCCCGCGTCTCGCGAGCGTTGCGGCTTGACGCGCTCGCGCAGCACCGGGCTTTCCGCGATCAGCGGATCGATGCGCTGACGCGAGAAGCGCTTGGCCAGTTCCACCGTCGGCTGGACCGCGAGCATGGGTCCGGGCGCATGGTGGATGACATAACCGATCCAGTTGTTGCCGGCCTCGGTCGCGCCGACCTGCGCCGCCTTCATGAACACGATGCGACGCGCTGCGTTGCCCGGCGACAGCGCATCCATGATGGCGCGCATGTAGGGAGTGCGGTCCGTGCGATAGCGCCCGGGCTCGGCCGAAGCGCGCGGGCTCAGAAACCGATGACGATCCGCCCATTCCGAGACGGTGAGCGCTGGATCGGGCGTGAGCCCTTCGCGCCAGGCCTGGACGAGCGCATCGACGCCTTCGAAGGCGAACAGCTCATCGGAAGTCTGTGGCGACCTCGGCGAGATCGGCGAGGTGCGCTCGGACATGGGTCTCCAGAACCTTCTGCATCGCGTGCGCTTCGAGGCTGAGCTCCGCCGCCATCAATGCCGCGATCCGTGCGGGCCAGTTCGCCCATGCATCGCGCTCCTCTCGTGCCAGTCGAAAGACGAGAGCGGTCGCCCGCGCGCGGTCGATGACCTCGCCCTTCATGCGCTGCAGACGCAGACGCCGTTCCTGAGCCTTCAGCACCTCGTTGGCGGTCTTGGCCTGCAGGAACGTTGTTCCGCCGCCGGCCGGTGACGGCGCGATGCCGCTTTCGCGCAGTGTGTCGCCGACCGCGGACAAGGCCGCATCGGGGACGGGCTTCAGCTTGGCCTCGGCTCCATCCCGACGCTGCTTCGAGGGATCGGTCATGGACGCGCGGCGCGCATCGCTGGCCCGCGCATCGATCGAACCATCGGCATGCAGGACCAGCCGTCCCGACGTCTTCGCCTTCTGGATCGCGCCCCGCGACAAGCCGACATGGGACGCGTACTGGCGCTCGCTCATGCCCTGCATGCCCGCTCCGAAAACATAATGTTTTGATGCACTTATTGCCTTGATAAGCGTGCCGGACAGAGCCTGTATGGGGTCACGAGCCAAGGAGAATTCCGATGACCCGCCAAGCCAATAACGCCCATGCCCTCGACGCCTTCATCGCCCGCAAGGTCGAGATCGACGCCATGCTGGCCCGGCTTGCCGCCCTGAGCGACGAGCATTTCGATGTTCATCCGGACGAAGTGCATTGGGGCCACGTCGGGACGCTCGCCCATTACGCCGAACTCCTGAAGCGCATCACCGACAGCGCCTTCCGCGAGGGCGAACACGCCGAATGATCCGGATGGCCTCCGAGCTAGCCCCGCGAATGCGGGGCTTGGCCTCGTAGAAGCGCCGCGATGGTCGCGCCGCTCTCGAACCGGAGGTTTAAGATGACCCAGCTTTCCGACACACAAGCCATCATCCTGAGTGCTGCTGCGCAGCGACCCGAGCGCATCGCCCTGCCGCTGCCCGAATCCTTACGCGGTGGCGCTGCCGCCAAGGTCGTCAGCACGATGATCGCGAAGGGCTTGCTGCAGGAAGTCGAAGTCAACTCTCGCCGGGGCGAACCGATCTGGCGCGAAACCGGCGACGGCCACGGCACGACGTTGGTCGCCACCGACGCTGGCCTTGCCGCCATCGGCATCGAGCCGGATGAAGCCGAAGCCGCGCCCGCGAGCGCGACAGAAGCGCCGCCGGAGGATCCCACACCGGACTCTGCTCCCGAGCGCACATCTTCTGCGCCCACGCCACGCGCCGGGACCAAGCAGGCCGCCCTGATCGCCATGCTGCGAGCGCCCGAGGGCGCGACCATCGAGGAGATCACGGCAGCCACCGGCTGGCAGGCCCACACGGTGCGCGGGGCCATCGCCGGTGCGCTCAAGAAGAAGCTCGGGCTCGATGTGACCTCCGAGAAGGTCGAGGGGCGCGGTCGGATTTACCGGATCGCCTGACAAGCTGGACCTCAGACGGTCGGGTTAGGTCAACTTCACCCGGCCGTCCTTGATCCTGTTGCGGGATGACTGTGCGAGATTGATCGCACTTTTCACGATATCAAGCTTCGCAACCCGCGAGTGATAGCCACGAAATGCTTCAGCCAAGACCTTATCGGTCACTTCCGGCGATACTTGCTCGTCTCGCCCAGAGGTGATCGGCACCTGATCGAGACTCATCCCGCGCCCTTCAAGGAAGGTCGTGACGATGACTTCGAAGGTCATTGGTGGCCGATGGTCCATGTGCGCTTCATCGCGCAGGATCCTTTCGCCTGTCACGGCGCACGAGACTTTGCCGTCGTCACCGCGATGATCGGAAAAGAACTTGTCCCGGGCCGCATAAAGATCGAGCTGAACGACTCGACGAAAAGCGGCAGAAACCTCTTGCTTCCGCGTAGGAGGGCGTTGGGTGATGCAGTGCCGATAGGAAAAGTCGGTGCCGGAGCCATCAATGCGAACAATCCGAAAGCAGTTCGTACCATGCTCGGTCGCCATCACTTCAAAATGGGCAACCCCCTTGCCAACCTTCTGTGCGTATTCATCGTGACGCTCCAACAAGGCAGACAGGTCGAGAGCGTCATCGTCCGAAACTCTGTCGCCAGGCCTGTAGCGACCCAGCATTGCTCGAAAATGATCGATCGCCTTCGACTGATTTTCGAAGCTGCGTGTAGCGATTTCTACGGGTTTCCCACGAGCCATGATTAATCTTTCGAGTTCAGGTGACCAGTATAGCCGTTCTCGGAGATCGACGCTGGCTCTTGCGTTTTGGAAGTTTACCTGTCCAGCAAGGCTTCGAACAGCCGTCGCAGGGCGAACGACCGGGCGATGCTCACCACGGTGAAGATCGCCCCGATCATTAGGTTCTCCGCAAGTGTCGTGTGCAGCCCGAACAAGGGGAAGACGAGCAGCTGGGTGAGCACCGCGACGCCGTAGCCGACCACGATATTGGCTGTGGCTTCGACCAGCGACATCGCGCACGACTGCTTCATGCCACCGCCTCATCCGTCGGCCAGCAATTCAGCCGCGAGAGTTCTGAGCGCATGCGCCGCAACCAGAGGCACCACGCCGTTGCCACAGAGGCGAAGCCGGTCCACCCGGTGGGCCAGCCCATCAGCACCTCGACGAACAGCGGGTTCAAGGTCCGGCGCATGTCGGAGGTATCGCGTCCAGCCATCGGTGTCGTCAGGACCTGGCGGCCAAGCAGCCCGTTCACCGGCGTGTTGGCCAGACTGGTCGCCCCGTCCTTGTGATCGCGCGCCGTCGGCGTCATCCACAATCCCGCCGCATGGGTCAGATCGGCGGTCCGGCGGTTGCCTGCCCTCGGCTTGCAGCCATCGTTCGCCATCGGTGTCGGCCAGTCCCGCGCCATGCGGTCCAGGCCCTTCTCGTCCTTCCGCTCTCCACCCCGGCTGCGGAAACTGTCGGTCTGCGGCGTCGGCCAGAGTGCCGCCGTCGTCGCGAGATTCATCCCGTGCTGCCCCGCCTCCTGCGAGGGCGTCGTCTTTGTCTGCCGGTTCTCGTTGGCGCTGGCCCTCGGCGTCGGCCAGAGCCGCAACAGTTCCGTGCGGTTGCCGCCACTCGACCGGATCCCGGAGCAGGCGCGCGGGGTCGGCCAACTCGTCCCCCTCGTGGATGGCGAGGATGAACAGCCGCTCGCGCTTGTGGGGCGCGCCGACTTCCGCCGCCGTGAAGAGGCCTGCCGCAAGGCGGTAGCCCATGCCGACCAGTCCTGCGGCGACTTCGGGGAAGCCGAGGCGGAGATGATGGGCGACATTTTCAAGAAAGACGAAGGGCGGCTCGATCTCGCCGATGATGCGGGCGACATGAGGCCAGAGGTGGCGCGGATCGGCCGCGCCCCGGCGCTTGCCCGCGACGGAGAACGGCTGGCACGGATAGCCCGCAGAGATGATGTCCACCGCGCCGCGCCATGGTTTGCCGTCGAAGCTGGCAACGTCGTCCCAGACAGGCGCGCGATCCAGGGACGCGTCTTCCATCCGCGCCACGATAGTGGCTGCGGCGAAGGTTTCCCGTTCGACATAGCCCACAGAACGATATCCGGGCAGTGCGATGGTGAGCCCGAGGTCGATGCCACCGGCGCCGGAGCAGAGGGACAGGCCGAAAAGGCACGCGTCTCCGGCTCCGGAAGCATCTCCGGAGGGATGTAGAGCCAGGCCATGCATTTCACGCGGCGGATTTGCGCTTTCGCGCGGGTTCAGGATCGGCGTCGGCTTCGGATGTATCGGGCGGACTGCCAGCTCCATCACCCAGCCGTTCA